AATTAGTAAGTCTGCGAGGGTAGTAGGCAAACTTTTTAATAGTACCATTCATCAACGATGTATTGTTGTTTGATGCACCTATTTTCAAATTATCAGCAATACCGTTTATAACTCCAGATGTATCAGTTGTGACTACATTTCCATTGATACTGCCAGCAAAATCGTTTGTTGAGAATGCAAAAGTAGTTTTGTAAGAAGTGGTAGCGTTTGGAGAGCCAGCATTAGTATAGCTAATAACACCTATAGCTGTTCCACCAGCGTCCCAAAAACGATAAGAGAAACGACTAGAAGCACTATCGTAGAAAAGACCTGCTCCTGATGCTGTGGAAGTTCCAGAAGTCATTGCATATTGGTAACCGCTTGTGATTGCAGAAGCCTGTGTTTCAGCATAAATTGTTCCAGCATCTCCACGATACCAGCTACTAAAGTTAGTACCAGTCATGCTTGCAGAGTCTGCTGAACGAGTCACCTGAGAGGCAACCGTAGGAATATAGCTAGTAGCGAATGAGCCAGCTTCTAGTTGTGCTCCCCAGATGTAGATGCCTGAGAATCCGTTGCCTGTGTAATTAGATGACCCACCACTCACAATTCCGATTCTTCCTCTAAGAAGTGTGCTTGCGGTTGTATAGGTAACTGAACAACGATACCAGCCATTTCCGACAAGTGTGATTGATGCTGTAGTTAAACTACCAACATCACTTGTCGTTCCAGAAGACAGGTTAAATACTGCTGTGTATTGGCTAGAATTAGAATCGTCATATAAACGAAGTAAAGTTCGTTCTGCCGCTTTTGCATAAACACTAAAAGTATATGCGATACCAGATGTCACAGTTAAAGGCGAACTAGGAATCTCAAGGTTATGAGACCCCGATGCTGTAGTCTCAACTAGCTTATCCCCACTCAACGCACCATCAGGAGCAACTATGGTATTAGCAGTGATACTAGCATTGGTCTTGCCCCAAGCCGCATTATCAAATTCACTAGAGTAAGTAAACAGATTAGTCCTCTGCTCCTCAATCTCTAATCCAAGGCTCTCACCAGTTACAGGGTTATGCTCAAACCTAGCTACTCCACTAGCCGCAGTTTGCAAAGCTGGGATGTAGTTAGTGATTGGTGCAGTCGTGGTAGCTGTGTAGGCTGTTACGGATGAGCGTTGTTCGACTTGTGCTCCCCACAAAAGAACACCACTTGTGCCATCGCCAGCCCAAGAACCAAGGATTCCACCACTTGTGTAGGATGGGTCAAGGACATATATAGACCAGCGTGTAAGACCCGTTCTGTTTCCTACCATCGCAATGCGATACCAGCTATTTCCTACGCTAGTAATTGTTGCTGTACATCCAGAAGTAGCTAGAACAGTACCAGCAGATAAATCAAAAGCTGCGTGATAACCACCAGCCTCACTCTCACGCAAAGCAACTTTACTGTATCCATCAGCTTTGACATAAACAGATTGAACATTATCACCTGTTACTGTTATGCTGGCTTGGAATAAAGAATGTGGAGCAGATGTGGTATTGGGAATTATTTTATCAGCTGTGGTAGTTCCATCTGGAGAAGCACCTACGTTTAAGGAAGTTGTAACGTTAGATGTTTGCCAACCGCTACCGCCAAAGTTTTCCGAGTTAAGTAGTAAATTCTCCTCAGCCTTAGCCACAGTCTTTCCATCATAGAAAGTACCAGTAGATGCTCTAGTGAAAGTGATGCGAGGGTCTAGTGTCTTAGTGTTAGCAAAGTCTAGGAGTAGGCTTGGGCGAACTGAGTGACGAACTGGCTCACTACCAAGAGCTACAGCGGATGCAGCAGCAGCACTAGCAGAGGCAGCATTAGCACTAGCCAAAGCCTCAGCAGCTTTAGTCGTAGCAGTCGTAGCGTTAGCAGATGCAGCATTGATAGCAGTTGTATCAGATGCAACCTGGTTGATGTTAGATGCGTTACCAGCTACAGAGTTTACAGATGCAATGTTAGTAGCAACCGTGGTCACGTTGGCATTGTTTGTAGCTACTGTAGTAACGTTAGCGTTGATGCCAGCAACCGTATTGATGTTGGTAGCATTAGCGTTTACAGCGTTGATGTTTGTAGCATTGCCAGCTACAGAGTTCACGTTAGCGATATTACCGCCAACTGAGTTCACGTTAGCGATGTTGGTAGCTACGGTAGATACGTTAGTATTGTTAGTCGCTACAGTCGTTACGTTAGCTGAGATGCCAGCAACTGTAGATACGTTAGCTGAAATACCAGCCACAGTAGATACGTTGTTAGTTGGCGTAATCTGACCAGCTACAGTATTGATGTTAGATGAGTTGCTATTAACACCAGTAACAGCAGAACTGATAGATGATACGTTGCTCACAGCTGATGAAATGCCAGCTACCGTAGTAACGTTGGCAGAAATACCAGCAACGGTTGTTACGTTAGAGTTGTTACCAGCTACTGTATTAACACTAGCGATGTTAGTGCCAACTGTATTAACGTTAGTAATGTTAGTACCGACTACATGGATTTCAGATGTTGGCTCATTCAAGTCATCAGCCACAGTATTAACATTAGAGATGTTAGTAGCTACTGTCGTTACTGCGCTTGATACGCCAGCAACTGTGTCAATATTAGCCTCATTGTCAGCTACTGCAATCACGTCATCAATGTTCTCACCAACTGCATTGATATAAGCAGACTGCTCAATCACAGTTACCAATGAGTCTAAAGATGGGCCAGCTACAGGGTTTCCAGTAGTTGAGTCAAAAGCTAGAACCTTACCCTTACGGCCATCCTTGGCTGGTAATGTCATAGCGATATCTGTAGGGTCTGTTACTGGAGCCTTAAGACCACGCTCTGCTGTCTCAGCTACTTGCTGTACAAAGATAGTCTGGTTATCTAGTTCATCGTTCAACGTGTTAGCGAACAAGTCACCACCAGTTGTAAAGTCTGAGGTACGCTGAATATTCTTAGCACCAACAATCGTGACGTTAGATGTACCAGCCGTAGTTACAAGCGTTACAGAGCCTGTACCGTTAGCATTAATCGTAACTGTATAGTCAGTAGTCAAAGTCAGTAAGGTACTACCCCTATAGACAGAGATATCTGTTACGTCTAGGATTTCAAAAGTAAACGCATAAGGGCCTACGCCACTTGCTGCGTAAACAACCCTACGAGGTACGTTACTAATTGCGTAATCTGCCATATTTATTCCTTACTGTTTGTCTGAATCTAACTGATATTTGTTAAAAAATCTAGCGTTTATATTTACCATATTCACGTTTAGCCTCTGCCACATCTTCTAGGGCATCACGTAAATCTGGGTCCTCTTGAACCAACATCTTTTTACCCATCTCATAAGCATTAGATATCTCTTGAGCAATCATGGCTTGAACACTTGCCAAGTCACGATTAGCCTGTGATTGAATGTCAGGAGACTTACCATAAGCAGTAATAGCATCAGCCAGTCTGCCGTCACCTGTGGATAACTCAATCCAACGGTTGTACTGAGATGCAGACAATTCAACGCCATCTATAGAACGCTTAGGCTGATAAGCTGGTACGCCATACTCAACCAAGGTAGCGTAAGCTGGGGAGAACTTACCATCAGATGTCTTGAATGGGCTTACTGCCTCATACAAGTTACCCTTGCCAGCCTTCTGTACTTCACCAGTAATAGGGTCTAAACCACGAGGTAAACTGTCTGAAGTCAATGGGTTACGAGATTTGTAGTAATTGACTGCCTCCCAGAATCCACGAGCAGCTGGTTCTGTAGAGCTAATAGCCATAGAGCTAGGCATTGTGTTAGATTTAGATGGGTCCATAGTACGCTCCACCATAGCCACGAATGAACTATGTGCGCCAACTGGAGAGCCACCGATGCCAAACTCAGTCGCTTGCTTAACTACTTTCTTCAACAAGTCAGCAAAGATGCCAGGAGCATCCTTCTTACCTGAGCTAAATACCTTAGTGATTTCACCAAAGCCTTGTAGCATTGGCTGGTCTGATAGGTACTGATAGATACCCAAAGCACCACCCATAGCAATCTTCTCTGTATCTGTACCGCCTGGAGTCATCATGGAATACTCAGCAGATGTAGAGGCAATGGCCAACAAAGTAGCCAATGGCTCCATACCAGCGTAGCTTACATATACCTTATCAGGGCCATACTTCACAGAGGTAATCTGCTCAAACTCAGCCAAAGTCTCTGGGCTTACATCAGCCTTATCAAAGACCAATGAGAATTGCTGCCAGCCACCACCCTCTAGGGCTTTCTTATCTTCTGTACGCATTGGGCCATAACCAGTTAAGCGACCCTCTAGCGAGTAGCTACCAGCTGCGTAAATCAAACTACCACCCAAAGTAACACGAGCTAAGGCTTGGTCTCTGCGGATGCCACCAGCGTTATAATCACCCCAGAATCTAGGAGATGCAAAGTTCAAGCCTGGAGTACGAGACATGGTTTCCAAAGCGATATTGGTAGGAGTCTTGATAAACGGTACAAATATCTTAATCAATGGATTCTGAGCAGCTTGTTGCATACCGCTTAAAACGCCTGTCTCTAGCTCACGAGTAAAGGTTACAGTACGAGATACTGCCTTAGCTGCCTCATCAATATCAGGAGTAGGGCTGGCTAATAAACTAGCAACCAACTCAGATGATTGTCTTGAGGCATCATCTGGAGCAATGCCAGAGCGAATCAAGCTGTCATACATATTGTTGCCTTCTCTAACTGCTAGAGAGTTCAACTCCATACGATAACCTACGGCTTTAAAGAATTCATCTTCAGCCATCAATGCACGGCCTGGCAATGTTACAAACTTACCCCAGTAACGTAAGGCATTAGACATGGCCTTGCCTGTCTCACCGTCACCAAAATCAATATCAAAAGCATCTCTACCTACACGCACATCTTCAATCTTGGAGAAAGCATCAGTAGGCTGATTCTTTGCAAACGCAGTAATGGATATCTCACCACCTTCACGGATGCCTTGTAGGAATCCAATGGCCTGAGCTTGCACTTCATTCATCTTGATGCCTTGCTCACCACCCTTGAATAACAAGTTACGACCAGAACCAATGGCAGATGCCAAAGCTCTCTCAGGGATTTGATACACACCAAAGAATGTATTACCAGCAATGTTCTTAGCATGAGTAACTGGGCTAGACAATAGGCCGTTAATCCATGTACTCATCCAAATATCTTTAGTCTTAACCAATCCATTGGCAAACATATCAGCAGATAGGTTAGCTCTAGCAGAGCGTGAGTCTAGGGCTGTGTACTTATTAGCCATATCAAAGACTGACTCAATACCACCAGCCTCAGTCATCAAGCCTTCAAGCATCTGGCCACGCATAGCAGAGGATTCACGAGCTTGAGAGAAGATACCTAACGTTCTAGCGATATCAGCTTGTCTGCCACGAGAGGCTCTGACCAATACGTTCTCTAAAGCAATAGCTTGCTGGAATTGACTAGCCAACTCAGGCGTAAGAGTGCCGTCAGCTTTAGCTGCCTTTACTTGCTCACCTAAATCAAAGGCTCTCTTACCAGCATCGGTAATAGCCAATAGCATCTTGTAAGCCTGTGTAGGGTCTGCAAGAGTAGGAGCATTAGGGTCAATCATGCGAGCTAAGAAAGTCTCATCGTATCCATCTTCAGCAGCTTTGGTAGCTACTTCTTTGTAACTGATTTTCTGTAACTTATCTGCGCCTACGCTGCGAGCAGTAGCCTCAATAAATTGCTTAACGCCATCCTCATCTTTGATAAGGTCTAGGTTAAATGCAGTCTCTTGTACACCAGGAGGAGCAGATGGCTTACCTGATACAGGCATTTTAGGAGCCTCTTGTAGGATTGTCTCAGCCTCTGCTGGAGTTACATCCTTGATAACCTGATATGGACCAACCTTCTCCATTGCTGCGCCTTCTTGAATCACAGGCTTTTTAGTGCGCTTAGGAGCTTTTAAAATAATCTCAGCAATATCTTTAATGCCAGCAACTTGCGTTGTCTCAAACTCTACTGGTTCATTATCTAAAGCAATCTGCTCTAATGGCTGAGTCTCTGGAGGTAACTGAGCTGTATCTTGCTCAACACCTGATAACTCGTCTAGTCTGTCGTTTAACGGTTTGATTGCCATTATTTATTTTCCTCTTGAGACATTGCTGCGCCTGTACCACCAACGCCTATACCTTTTAGATAATCAGGGTCTTTAGGGTCAAACGTACCTTTATTGCTTATTGCGGATTTTATCTGAGTAGGCTCAAAGGCAACATATATATCGCTAGGATTAAATGCTTCTTCAGTAGAGAATCTGCCAGCTGGGCCGTGGTCCACAACATTTTTTATGATTACGCCATCATATCCTCTGATTCTTGCTAATCTTGCAACTTCATCAGTTGATACAAATTCATCTGGACCAGCATTAAAGTATGAAAGTAAATCATCATCTGTTCCATCAGGCATCTTTACGACTGCATCAGCACCACCACGATTCCAGTTGGCATCATTAAAGTCAACAATGAATGGCTTTTTTAAACTCAAGTAAGCTGGTACTAAGCTATGCTCAGAACTTGTATTGTAGGTTGCAGATACAAACGGAGATGAGCTAAAGAACGTACCTGTGCCAACTGTCTTGCCATCATTTTTATCAGGGTCAAAAGCCTCAAAATCACCACGCCTAGCGTGATAAACAACTATAGGTTTTCCACCGTCATCAACGGCTTTAGATTCTCCAAACCAATTCTTAAATGCTTTGCTTTCAATCTTTGGAGCTTTTTGCAATGTCTGCTCTGTGCCATCAAGCATCTTAATTGTAGATTTAATAACAGGCTTTGCAAGCGTACTAGCCAACTTAACCTGTCCACCTGGAGCTAACAACTCACCACCTAACTCACCACCGCCAGCTGCTCTCTCACGCTCTGCCGTAGGTACGCCAGTAGTTTGGTTAGGAGGAATGACTGGGCCAAGCACAGACTCTAAACGCCTACCAATTTCTTCTGATGTAGGTAAAGCAGTAGTTGGATTTACCTGATAGCCAAGATAGTTCAATGCCATACGGCCAATAGACTCTAAATCACCTGGCAATCCAGGGAAAGCCTGTATCATTCCTTTGCCGCCACCAGCCATCGTATCTGCAATTAATACAGATTGTTTAGCCATATTTTCACGAGTATTCAAACCCTTAGGCATATTCAAGCGATAGCCAACAAAACCGCCAGCATCCGTAGTCACACCAGTATTAGCAGATGCTAATTGCATCTCCTCTGTAGGAGTATCCTCAGGTAGCTTTAGGTCTTGCGCCAAGTCATCAAGGAATCTTTGGTCTATCATCTTTGAATTTCCTTAGTTATTCTTAAAATACGCCTACGGTCATCTTCGCTCTTAACACCCAAACGCTTAAGAGTCTCATCCGTGTAATCTTCACGATACTCAATCTTAAGTTCATCAGTCTTTTTCTTGAGACTTTCTCTTGATGCTTTTTTACCTTCAGTAATAAGAGTCGTTTTCTTATCGCTAATCAACTCCATTGCACGGTCCATAGAGTTGAATGGCAAGCCAGCATTAAGAGCCTCTTGCTTTTCTTTAGCCAACTGAGTATTAATCTCAGCAACACGAGCCTTTTCTTGACCAAATCCAGGCATAGTAATGTCAGCAACCCCAAGGCTATTCTGTACAAACTGTCTTGCACGAGACATATCTTGCTCATTACCACGAGCAATCTTCTTTAGACCGTTAGCTTGTTTCCAGCTGATTACACCAGCTTTGGCATAAGTATTGATTACTTCTTCACCCAAGTTACCACGGTCAGCCATAGACTCAAACTCACCGTACACCTGAGGATTAGCACCAGCAAAGTCACCATGCAAGAAAGCCTTACGCTCCTCATCAGGTAGGGTAACCCCCAATGCCTTGATACGTCTATAGCCTTCAGCACCACTAATCTTGCCAGACCAAATATCATCTTTAGTGTTATTAACTAAGTCAATATTCTCAGCTGCTTTTAGTTCTGAGCTACGTTTCCATAAAGTTGCAGTTTCACCAGCTCGCTCAACGTATTGCTTACGGAGCTTGTCCATATCCACGGACTGCATAATATTGGATAACTTACCAAAGTCTTTTGACTCTAGTCTGCGTAAACCAGCCATAGGAGTTGGAGCAAAGTCAGACTTAGTTACGTAATCCACAATAGCGTTTAGACGTTTTTTATCAAACGCATCCATTGTTGACTTAACAAAAGCTGGGTCTCCAGTTTGCTTGGCAACCTCATACACACGGCTGCGCTCCACATTGAAACGCTCTTGCAATGCAAGTGGGTCTGACTCTGACATTAAAGTATCAGAAAGAATGGTTGAGGTAGCAGCTAATGAATCACCAGCCAATACTTGCAATCCTTCTTGGTATATCTTGGCAGCTCTCTCAGTTGCCTTGGTATAGACTGCGTTACCAGCAGTAGCCATAGAGGCTCTAAATCTTAGAGACTCCTCTGGGTCAATACTTGCCAATGCTCTACTAAAGCCATCGGTCAAACCTTTAATCTGCGTGGTTACTTCTTTCATGTCCACAGGGCCAGCCTCTAAAGTTGCTGACAACCTTGCTAAATCCTGACGGCCACGAACTTCTAATTCTGTACGCAATTGAGTAGCTTGTACCTTACGAGCTGCATCACCAAAAGCAGTACCTGGTTTTACAAACAATTCTGCTGGAGACTTACCTTCCTCAATTGCCAACATCACTTGCTCAACACCTGGCTGATTCTCAGCTCCGTATTGTGCGCCCTCACGCTGCGCTCTTTCAGCGGCCTCTTTAAATGCAAAAGTGGACATACGGTCCAAAGATGACTGGATGCCTTTAGACATACTGATGCTTTCTTTAACATCAGCAAAATCTAATCTGGTGGTATCACCTGGCAATAAGCCTGTTTGTTGGTAGCGTGGGAGTTCTGCCATAATTAACCTTGTCCTGAGTACGGAGTGCTTAAATCAGTTACTGGAGCTTGAGTTGTTGGCGCACTACCAATCTTGCTATAAGATAGACCAGCCATACCCAACTTGCCAGCTGCATCAAAGTAACCAGCTCTTTCAGCAGTCTTACCAGATGACTCATATAGCGTTGCTTGAATCAATCCACCTCTGCGGACTGCATCAGCTGTACCTAATTCAAACGCAAACTCTTTACCGCCTCTAGTATTATTGACGGCCTGTATTAAAGCAGCAGAACCATCAAGTCCCTGTACACCACCAGCGAACCCACGAGCAATAACTGAGGCATTGGCAGAATTAATACGCTGTAATATTTGGTTAGCCTTGAACTGAGATTGAATTGCCTTGCGCTCTGACTCAACACGAGTCTGTGCGGCTTGCATCTGATAATAATCTTTCTTGGCCTTGCCCTCTTGAATAGAGCCAAAAGCCGATACTACTGCCATTGCTACTGCGACTTCTGCCATATTATGTCCCCTGATGAGTTGCCACTTTGTACTCTAAACCTAACAATGTCATTTTTAGAGGTACGTCTTGTTCAATCGTAATCTTTGCCTCTTGCGAATATCCTAAGATACCGTGCAAAGTCTTAGTGCCTGTATATTCAGCAACTGGCTCATCTAAGATAGAACCAAATTGACGAAATGGAATTTCAGTACCGTTAATCTTCATGTGCTGCGTTTCAGTAACAATCGCATTAACCTCAACAATACGCTTTTTAAAGCCAATTCTTGTACCAGTTTGTAACTTCAAATCTACTGGCATTGTCACCGCTTTGACAGAGATAGGCAAGCCCAATTCATAGCTGGTAGTTGATGCTCTAGGTAGGGTTACAGTACCGCCAACTGGCACAGTTTGATTAGCCTGTACTGCGCCATCCAAAATCACATTGACTGACTCAGATACAAGATGGCTCATGGATACAGTTGATACTGCTCCACCAGTTTTGCTGCTGTCAGTCAAAGAGTTTTCAGTAAAGTACTCAACATAGTAAACGTTAGCACCATTGACGTTACGCTTAACGACTGCATAAATCGTATCAATGTCCACGCCAACATCCACGAACTGTCCATCAATCGTAGTCCACTCAGATGGAGCAATAACGTTCTGCGCTCTTAACAAAGAGAATACGGCCATAGAGCCATCATCTGCATTGGTCATCAATAGCAAGTCGTTCTCGTCAGTAGCTACAGACCTACGCAAAGCCAAGCGAGTAGGATTCTTTAATAAATGTCCAGCCAACAAAGATATCTTGGCAGTAACATACGTAGCTTGCGTATCTGTGTAAGCAAACTCGTTCAATGACTTACCCTGTCTTTGCACAAATAGAGTGCCAGACTCTAGCTGCTGAATACGGATGCCTTCTTTGATGCCGTTACGAGAGGCAGTTTTAACAAAGAAGTTAGTAGGCGTAATAGGGTCCAAGCCGTTCTGAGGTACGTAGAACTCACCGCCAGTTGTAAAGATTTGTAAGTCTCTACCTGAGATGATATCCACGATAGCGTTATACGTATTGGTATCTAGCGTTGCCTCAACTGCATCGTCATCAAGACCTTCAGTAGCCTCAAAGTCAAAGAACAACCCAACCTTAGAACCCCATAAAGTACTAGGCCTAGACTTAGACCCACCAAAATACAAGCGACCTTCATGGAAAGTAACAGAGCGTGGCCACCCACGGCCAGAACTCCAAACATCTTCGTAACCACTTTCAATCTCCCATGAGCCTGTAGCAATAGCAGTTGTATTAAAAAATGGAAACTCTGTAATCGCATCCACCACAGTTGCAGATGTGTACTTAACAATCTTGGCACGGCCCTGTGGGCTGGCATTGATGTATTGTCCTACGCTTGCAGCAGAGAATGGAGTGCCTGTAGAGGCAGTCAAAGTCACCTTGCCTGATACGGCAGATGGGGTCAAAGTACCAGCTGGGCTGGTTGTCGTTATAGTAAAAGCGTACTTAGGCTTTGAATCAAAAGCAACTGCACCAACGGTCCAGGTAGCATCCGTAGCACCACGAACAATCTCAACTGGAGCAATGTCAGGATGAACCACAATCAACGTATCAGCTGATTGAGTCCAACAAATCTTAGCTAATCTAGCACCTGTTAGCCCTACAGAGGATGTATCTAGGTACGGATTGCCTGAGCCATTGATATTAGTTACCAATGTCTCATTCTTAAAAATATACATACGGTTATGCGTAAAGCACAGCATATAACTGTCATCAGTTGAGAACTCAAACTCAACTAAACGCACACCGTTAGCAGCTGATTCTGAGCCGCTATTAGGCAAAGCAGAGATGTACTTTGTGCCAGGCCTACGTCTAAAACCACCTTGAGGCTGACATACAATGTTAGTTGCCTCCTCTAAAGCGTTGGCATAAGCACCTAAATCAACCCTTGCACGTAGCAATGGGTCCAATTCACCTGTAGAGAAGTTAGTCTGGATGCTTACAAAGCGAGCCATTAATATCTCACCGCAATCAAAGAGAAGTCGTTAATCGCATTGGTTGGCTGTCCAGCACCGTCAATATTCATAGCAGTTCTAAACGCACCACCACGGCCATTTTCTCCTGGGCTACCAACTGCAACGCTCTGCCAATACTGAGCTTTCTCAGTCTGGTCTGTAATAGGCAAGGCTAAATGCCATGCCATCGCATACTTAAGGAATTGTACAAAGTAGATAGGCATTGAGAACTCAGGTACTGAGTACTGATAATCAACCCATACTTCCTCATAATCTGTCAATAATTTGTCACCCATGATACGGTACTCCTTACGAGGAGGCATACCAGTAGCGGATGAGTCATAAACTGCTCTAGGACTCGTTAAACGGTCTCCAGGCAATTGATATTCGTATCTGTACTCATTGGTAGGGGTAGTAATCAAACGAGCTAATTTGACCTTTTTAAAGCTAAAAGACCAAGGGTAGCAAACGAGGGTCTGGTCCCTCACGTCTGAATACAAACGGTTAGCTACAGATGCCTCGTCTGTCCCTTCATCAAAAGATGAAATTGGTTTTGCGCCTAACATTAGTAGGGCATCAGAACATATTGAAAGGGCTGTATCTCCAGCTGCCATTTAATTCTCCAATGTAAGAATGGGCTACCCCTGTTTTAACAGATAGTAGCCCATTTGACTAGCTTTTAATTAAGTATTAATCGCTGTCAGTATTTGCCAAAGTTGTACCATCGTTTACGTCAACAACACCAGAGGCGTTAGATACAACGTAAACCAAAGTAGCAACAGCTGTAGAGCCTGTTGAAGTTACGCAATAAATCAAGTCACCAACGCTCAATACTGTAGATAGTGAGTTAAAGTAACCAGCAGTATTTACGTCAGCGATAGCGTCAGTAGTTTTATATGCGTAGATTGAAGGTGCGCTACCAGCTTTAGAGGCTGCAACGGTTGTAAATCCAGTTTCTGAATAAGCCATGTTAATCTCCTAATTAAGCTGTTTCACGAGCTGTGATTTTAACGATACCCTCAGCATCAATAGCAACTGCACCAGCTGAGAATACTGAATTCACTAGGAATGAAGTTTTCTCTGGGATGTAGTTGATTTCTGTGCGAGGAGCGATACCTTCTGCGTAACCAATTGCATCTTTGTGGAAAGCAAAGCAAGTACGGTCCAAAGAACCATCAATTGCCAAACCACCTTCAGAACGGTCACCAAGGATGTGGAATGTGAAACCTAAGAATGTGTTGATTTCACCAGCAACCAAAGCCTTAACAGTATTGAAATCTGAGCTAGTTACAGCTGTTTCAGACAACAATGATGCCAAACCTGATGCGTGAAGGATAATATGACGGCCTTCTGGTGGTACGTTTGCACGGTCTAAAAGACGCTTTGCTTCACGTAACTTAGCAACGTTCATGTTTGTGTCAGAGCCACCGATATCGTTAGATACAGTACCTGTGCCACTTGCAGCTGACAAAGCATCAAGAATCAACTGGTCTTGACGACGGCCAATTGCGTTACCTAATACTTGTACTAGCTCAGAACGCTCATCAAAGTTTACTTTAGCTTGGCTGAAGATATCGCTGTATTCAGCAGCGTTCCAGTCAGACAATGTGCAAGTAACGTTTGAAAAACCAACGTTCAATGGAGTTACGTCAGATTGGGTAATACGTGGAGTAGCTACGCCCTTACCGACTTTTGGGAATTTAACAGTTGAACCTTCAACACCTTTACGCTGACGAACAGCACCTACCAACATAGCCTTGCCCTGGTAAGCCTGTTTTACCTCAGCATCAAAGAGTGTTACAAAGGCGTTTGATAATGATACGCTCATGTGAATCTCCTAAATGGATAGTAAAAAAATAAAATTAAGGGTTTTCGCTTTTGGTTAGCCTATTTCTAGGGCCATGTGCTTGCTGGTTACGCCAGCCACTCGTCAACTTTGTTGCGTTAAGGGCCAATTGCTTGGTATGCCTTATGCGTTTTCTAGCAGATATGTTTTAAAAATACAACACTTTTTATTAAATATTTTTTATAAAGCAAAAAAAACCTCCCCTAAGGGAGGCGTAAATCACTCGTGAAGTGAGGAGGTTATCTTATCCAAAGGTTTGAGCAAACATCTTCTCAACCTTAGCACGGTACGCTGGGTCATCTTTGTACTTAGGGTCAGCGACCATCTGGTACAACTCATCCTTAGATGGTTGACCTTCTACTGGTAATGACTGGGTAGGAATACGAGAACCCTCATAAGATTCACGCAACTTCATTAGAGCCTTGATTCCATTGGCTGTACCGCCCATGTATTTAAACTCCTCAAAGTCATCCTTACCCCAGATACCTTTGTTTACCAAGCCTCTTGCCCAATCTGTCATACCTTTAATTACGGCATCAGCATTAGGGCCTAAGGCTGCTTTTTCTTGCTGGATAGAGCGTTGTGCAGATTCCACTTTCTCTCCACCCATCTTAACTACTTCACCCACCAACTTGTCTAAAGCTGCTTGAGAAATACCATTCTCTTGCGCCCATGACATTACATGGTTACGAACTGGGTCATCCTCAGGGGTATCACCAAAGGCAGATGTATCGTACTTGCCGTCTGCTGGAGCTTTATGCTTGCCAGTAGAGACCATTTTACGCATATCCATCCATGACTTAGCGATGCCCTCTAAGTCTGGTTCTGAGCTATCTTTTTTCCAAAAGTTCTCAGGCCACCAGTCTGGTCTATCTAGGGGTTCATCATCCTCACTCTTTGCAATATGGCTAATCTCAGTACTATTTGGATTAGCATCTTGTGTACCTTGGCTGTCCTCCATGCTAATAGAGTCCAGTAGGCCACCTTCCTGTGGGCTGGATGCTTCGGTATTTTCCATTTTACATATTCCTTGCTTTTAAAATCCGTGACTCTAAATCTCTAATTACGCTATTTTGACCTTCACGGTAGTAGGCATAACTAGAGTCGCTCCCTGGCACGGCTACAGGTTGCTCTAACAAAGTGGTTCTTAACCACTTCATTAATTTCTCTCCATCCTCAGAGGCAAGAACTCTAAGGCAGAGCTTATTCAAATCATCAACTGCTTGCTCGGCTGACCTTATATCTGTCATTTGCTCTTGTAAGCCAGCCCATCCCTCACTAATTACTTCATCAAGTTTTTTATTACTCATTCACTACCCCATCGTTTTTACTACCTCGGATGCAACCTCAGGGTTTTCCTGAGCCATTTGTTGAGCTTGAGCCATCGCTTGCTCCATATTAAACTGTCGCTCCTCAGGGGAAACCCTTAGTGCTGCTGGGATACCTAGCTTGTCACCAATGTAATCCACAATCGCACCAAACTTAGGAGTTGCTTGTCCCTCAGGTCCCATCTGTGCAGCCATCTGTACGAACTGAGTGACGTTACCCACATCTTCCATATTCTGAGCCATAGCCAATGGAGCTACTGGAGAGACTTTAACTTCTAAACCGTTTACCTTGAGAGGCATATCAATGATGCCACGCTCATCCATTACCATCAAAGTTTTGGCAACTAGCGGAACCATCGTCTCGTTAATCAAACGACCAAAGGCAGAGCCAAGGTTCTGAGACAATTCTTTCATACGCTCTACAACTTCAGTAGCAGAACGAGCAGACATATTATCTGGAGGCAAAGACTCATCTAGCAGAATCTTCTTAATGTTCTGCACTAGGTCATTGATAATAATCTGTGATACGTTGAAATCCCCAGCACGAGGTAGTGGTTTCAATGATTCGCCTTGTGGGCCACCATTCCGAGCTACAGGGATAATCGCACCAGGGATAATTTTCACAGTTGCTGGGTTCAATACACCATCATCCGCAGCTGTGTAAACGCCTGAGATAGCTAGAGAGGCGTTCTTTAATACTAATTCTTTGACCTTGTTCAAGGTCTTAATGTCTGGCAATGCAGTAATCACAGGGCCACGACCATAAATCTCACCAGCTACCTTCATGTAGCGAGCAACAATCCACGGACTAAACTTCATTCTGCGATAAACAATCTCAGACTTAGACTCTTTGTGAATCACGTGGTAGCAATAGTCACCACGCTTGTAGTCATAGACTGTGGCCTCAATGAACTCTAAATCCTCTGTAGGCTTGTTATCAATCTTCTTCTGCAACTCAGGAGGTACTACGGCATCTTTCCATTGTTGCTGGATAGCCTCACCCTTCAAACGCATACGTCTGTACACGTTATCAACCTGGCCATTAGCACCTTCTTCAAAAGTTACAAGGTACTGAGGTACTGGAATGTAGTTAATAGGTACTACGTCATCACCTGGCTGGACCATCATCACAGCTGTACCAACTGACAAGTCAAGTAAGAACTCACCGATAGCAATGTCAAAGTTAGATTGCTTGACAGTTGCAAACATCTTCTCTGTATAGACATCTAATGCTGCATTGGCTTCAGCCTTGCGCTCCTCTGGAATATCAGGGCCTGACTCTAGTCTGCACCATTTACGTTGGGGAGGGAATACGCCTGACTGAATTCTGTTAGCAAAACGCTGAGTAGAGCTGATAGCAGTTGCATCAAAGATACGGTTCATCTTCTTAGCACCACCACGCTTACCGTCATAATAGCCGTCATAGAGATTGCGCTGAGGTAGAGCGAACTCATAAGCCTCATCGTACAAGTCTCTGAAATCCTCTTTCTTAGCCAGAGCAATGTCGTGACGTTTGAGAATATCCTCAGGTTTTAAGCGCATCATTTCAGCCATATCAATCCTTTTTCTTATTTCTTTCAGCAAAGTTGCGAGCTGCCTCTTTGCTACCAAAACCCCAAGCCTTTAGGGCTAACTTCAATCTTGTTGGCTTACCATTCTCATCAACTAATGGACCAGCCATTCCACCGAATCTAGCGGCAAAAGATACACGTCTAGGATTCGTACCTTCTTTAACTGGAGCTTTTAGGTTCGCACCTTCAGTTCTCTTGAAGTATTTACGACCAGCCTCAGTAAGACCGCCCTTAGGGTTCTTATGCTCTTTCTTCATTCGTACCACTCAATCAATAACTCAGCTATATGAGCCTGAGAGTTAATGTTTGTTAATCTAAATAAATAAGTTGTCAACGGTTTAAGCACATACTCGTATGTATAACCACCGCCACCAGCACCTGTACCACCCTGTCCGCTAGTGATAATCTCAGCAAAGATTTCATTGCCTACGCTAGACACAGTTGGAGCATATACAGCGGCACCTGTACTAGTTGTTTCCAATGCACGATTGCGCCTGTGGATAGTTAAAGCTGTGCCACCGCTAGTTGTTGGAGCCTCATAGACATAGAATCTTGAGTCACCACCGCATTGATAGTTAAATACTGCATGAGGGAATACACCAGCTGGCCAAGCAACTGCAATATCAAGATTGCCGTTGACTGCTAAAGATGATTCAACACGATAAACGTAATACGCTCTGCCCTCGTGTAAACGTAAATGGTTTACATCCACAGTAGGGAATGGTTTATCAGAGCTTGCTAGGTAATGAACACCATCTTTATCCACATAAGCTGGACTTACATGACGTGCTTTTGTATCTAGCGACTCACGTTTGACTTCAATGGCCATTATTTCTTCTTAGGTTTCATTGCTGTTTTAGCTGCTTTTCTAAATGCAGCATCCGTTGGCGCACCTTCAGCACCAGGCTTACGCATCTTCTCACCAGAGCCTTCAGCTATACGCTCACGCTTTTTATGGATATTGGCATAAAGTCCAGCTTTCATTTCTTTTCCTTTTGCTTGTAACCAGCCTCAGACATAGCAATCGCTACGGCTTGTTTTTGAGACTTGACTACTGGGCCACCTTTGCCAGAATGTAAGCCACCAGCCTTATACTCTCGCATAACTTTAGCAACTTTCTTCTGCATCTTATCCAAGGTTATTGCCTCCACCAAGGGTTTCAATACCAGCCTCAGGATTTAGACGAGCATCAGATAACAACTGACGGCCTCTACGTCTAGCACCACGCATCCTTGCGCCTTGCTCCTCATCCATACGAGATGCTTTAGCAGCAACTTTTTCTACAGCTGCTGCTGGTTGAGGTGAACTACTGCCACCGCTAATACCTAATACTTTTGCTACTGGTTTTACGATTGGTGCAACTGCTCCGCCCATGATTACGCTCCCATTCCGTTAGACCCTAATTTCTGCTCAATACCAGCCTCAGGGTTTAGGCGTGTATCTGCTAAAAGCATACGGCTACCGCCACGAGTGCGGCTACGAGTACGAGCTGCTTGTTGTGCAGCCAAGTCTTTTTGCTCAGACTCAGCTTGCATACGCAATCTCTCATTCTCTTTTTTCTGTTCTTCAATCTGCGCCATCGCAGCAGAGTTGTCAGGCTTACTAAACAATCCACCCATATCAAAACCTCGTCATCAGTAAATAATCCACACGGTCTGGGCCATATTCCTTCAAGGTAGCCTCAGTATCAAAACCAAGATGCCTTGCATAGTTAATTGCCCTATTATCGTCAGTTCTAACAGTTATTTGTAATCTGTGCAAGTGGAGATATCTAACTGCGATATCGCAATACGATTTACCAGTCCTAAGCATAGTCGCTGGCTTTTGCCTGATTGATTCATCAAACAAAGACCACAGCTCACCAACGCCATTCCAAAAGTAAACAACTCCTGTAATGGCAATCGGTTTACCGTGTAGAAAGGTAGTCATTGCCGTACCCATGTCTGCTTGGCCAGCAATCATCTGTCGCAACTCGTAACCCCTGGCTACAGCTAACAACTCAGGCTGCCTGACATCCATCTGGTCATAGTGGTCAATCACAAACGGCATAAAGAACATCCCTTTTCTTTTATGGATATCCTTATTTAAAACGTCATACGGTATTTTTATCATCTGCCAAAGATATCAAAGTCTGTATTAGCCACGGTTTGAGCCACAAAAGTCTTGTTACTTAGGTCACTAGACTTGGTTAATCGCTTATGCTCACCACCACCGAGCAACAAATAGCCAAAAGCATCACCAATATGTGAGTGTTCGTTCTTATTTGGCGCATCTTTAAACCGTTCATGGCCAGCGCCCACCGCAATACGCTTGAAATGGTAGCCACCAGACAAGGATTTACGCAACATCTTGCACTCACGGCTCACCAATAGCCCTGGTTTACCACCGATTAGTCGTTGCATCGGAGCAGCTGCTGATTCTCTACGTACTTTAAAGTCGTTAGATGGGGTTGGCTGCGCTCTAAGCCCTAGAGTTCTTAGGTAATCAAACGCAGTTACCTCATAAATCGCATCTCTTTGCATACCAGCTGGGTCTCCCCAGACCAATACTTGCATACCAGGGAACTTAGCGTTCAATTCAGACAGCAGTTGCTGGCCAAATCGCTCAAGACCCATGTCAAAAGTAACAATCTCATCAAGAATTTGCCACACACCTGACGGCAAACGCTGGCCAACCACAGCAGCTGGGGTCAAACCAAAGTCTAGGCCAACTTGAATTGGTACGGTAGGGTCCAAAACCACATCCCCACTCATTAGATTGTCATCATATTCATGCCAGACAGGCTTACCCTCTTGCACGTAGGTATATTTGCCCTCTGCGTAACAGCGAATCCAGTCCAAGTTTTTACCCAATAGCATCTGCTGATAGTAACCAGCTGGTAAATTCTCTAGGTTCTCAGCTCTAGGATTGACTTTCCACCACTTGCCACTAGCAAAGATATGGTCATTGGCCTCAGGATTCTCAGGCAAATCTTCATGGGCTACCTCAACCACGCCACCTGGCTGATTAAAGAACTTCCAGGCATAAGCACCTGTCATCTTTTCTTTTTCAGCAAGCCTGTACCACCAATGGTCATCATCCATAGGGTTGGTATCCATAATGATGCCGTGCCAACTTGCACCACCGTCTCGTTTTGTAGGATAACGACCTACACGATGAGTTAATCCATCAATGACAGCCTTTGGTAACTCTCTTGCCTCGTTCACCCAAGCACCAGTTAATTCCAAAGAGAGCAATTTACGCACATCTTTTGGCTGGTCCAAGGCCAAGAAGATAACTTCGCAGTCAATACCAGCTGCGCCATCTCTGGCTGGCAGACGGATGTGATGCGTAATCGGAGGCGTATAGAGCATTGGTCCAAAAGTAGCCTCAGGAAACATATCCAACCACGTCTTAATTGTGGTAGTCTTAAGCATCGGATAGCTATTCCGAACAACTGCAAAACGGCTATAACGGATGCCGTCTATAGGGGAGGGCTTTTGCTGTAAAGCCTTGATAAATATCTCTGCGCAACACGCATACTATTTACCAGACCCCACAGGACCCATGACTGCACGGACAAATGCCTTGGATTGTAAGAACTTATAAATCTCTGGGCTTTTAGAAAAGTTTAAATTAATCCCACCCTCAGGCAATGCCTTACTACTTTTCTCTTTTACATTGCTCATCTAGTATTCTTACAGTTACGGCCTTGATTGCAAAGCTCATCACATTCACATCCAGTTTTACCGACTCGGTTATAAACCTCCCAAGTCATAGGAGCCTGGTCTTTTAACCAGCTTGTAAGATGCTTGTACTTAGAAAGTGTATATAACCAGCCAAGCGAGTTAATTAATAACAAGATAGCCATCAAAATATAATCATTCATTATCTTTCCTCCACATCAATTATGTCTGGTGGTTTAATATTGACTCCAATCACAGACGGCTTATCAGATTCATCTGGCGCATCCAATAGTCCACTAGCTTTAGCCAAGATTCTCAGCACACCAATCTTGTCAAACATCTCAATCTCTATCGTTGAGTTGCCATCCTTATCAGTTCTTTGACGAATATTCTTAATGGCTTGTAAAGCGTGTTCTGGAATATCCTTAGCGGACTTAACTGAGACATTGCCAGCAGAGTCCCATTCCATGATATCTGTAATCTTCGTATTGGCCATACAAAGCAAGGTATAAGCGACTGCCTCACGGTTCTCTACAATCGTGGCACTTCGCTCTAACCTTTTAGTAATAGACCTAATCCCACCCCAGTTTTGCATGGATGGGATTTGATTCTTTAACTCATCCTTTGTAGTCATCAGAATGGCATATCGTTATCTGCATCAGGTACGCTTACTCTGGGCAAATTGCCTCCCCCACCACTCCAACCCTGTTCTACAGAAATACTGTACATATCTGTACCAGTCTTAGTCTGCTTTCTCCAAGCTGCTATCTGATACGTCTGGCCATTAATCTTGATACTGCCCTTAAAGTCAGGATGTCTTTCATCCTTCTTATAGGTATTAATCAACAAACTACCCTTACCTTCTTTGTGTTCAAAAGTACTCATTTTTTAACCTCTCTTTTTTATGGTTTGAAATCATGCTCTCGCATAGCATCAATATACTCAGTTGTCTGTAATAGCGCAACTTTCTCCTTCTGCAACATCTCAGATATTGTCTCTGGGGTTAAACCCATTCTCAACATCTCAAGAACTAGATTGTGTAACTTTTCCATGTTTTCTCTCCAAAAAATTGTGTGACATACCCCCACCCTAGTGGCAGACCGTGGGGGAGGGTAAGGTGGGTCTCCAATAATCAATGACTTAGCCAGCTGATGCACCTTCATTATTTCGTATTGCCACCCCACCCCTTGCCTGTCCCATTCCCATACGGACATTTGGGTTTGTTACAAGCCTTTATCTGCAAGGATGCTGACTGTTAGTGCCAGTACATCGTCTGGTTTCCGCAGTCCCTCGCTCACTATCATTCTGAACTGGGCATCCAGCTGCTCAATGTATTGTTGCCATGCAACATTGCTGCGTTGCACCAACATCACAGCATCTTTATCATTTTCACTTATTACCTTTTCTTCTTTAAACCATCTTACATACATATCCTGTATGTCCTTCGTCTTGTTATCGTTGATAGTCTCATTAACCTTATTGCTTTTAGCTATTGGTTTAGACTTCTTAATAGGTTTTGATAATGACTTTTCATTCATACGGTCTAGCTCCTCTTTTAACATCGTTGGTGATTTCAATTCATCCTGATTGCCA